GACCCAGCGTTGCCCGCGTTCCCACCACCGCCACCGCCGATCATCAGATAGTCCACATCAGCCTCACCAGCCGACACCACAAACTTGCCTGAACCACGGAACGTATGAACACGGTACGTCTTGGAGTCACCCGAATCGACGTACTGGGTGATGATCCCACCAAACGCCGTGAACGCGTCACCAGCAGAACCAGCAGCACCAAGCAACGCGGCCTTAGCCGCACCAAGAGGCATGGTTACTTCATGTCCAATCCGGCAGCAAAGCCATACCAGCGCGTACCCGCATCAATAGTTACAAACGTGAGAATGTCAACACCAGATGTGGTCAACGTCGGCGCGGTTCCTCCAGCCCAGTCAACCGCAGCGGGCCAGTTCACTGTCTGGGAACCGCCGTTTGTGAGAATCAGCGTCCAAGAAAACGAAGTCCCAGTAGCAGCAGGATTATCAAATACGAACGTGGTGGTTGAAGTAGCGACCGTAGCCGTAGCCACGTTGCCGTTCTCCAACTCAATCGTCTGAGTGCCACCAGTTGTGGCGTGTGTGTTGACCACTTCGCCGTAGTCCTTGAAGTTGCCACGGGACACGGTTTGGTCTGAGAACAGTGTCGTTTGGGCTACTGTCAACGCACCATCTACTGTCACGGTACTGCCGGACTGCCCTATGTTGGGGGCACCGTTAGCCCATGTGGTAATATCAGTGAAGTTGGTGTTCATCTGCGACGCGACAATTGCCGTGCCCGCAGAGAACGAGTTGGTAATCGCCAAGTCGGCCATTTATCTAATCCTCCGTGTTCTGTACATTCCAACCACGCTTGTCAGCCCCCACTTTCCACGGGCACTGGGGCTCGGAGTAACACTAAACCTCAAACTAATAGCCTTTGCTGTCCCAGCCGTAGGCCATCTGAAGAACTTGTAGACGTTCGTTCCAGACGCTGCCGCCCATGAGGAAGTGTCCCACACGCCGTTTCCGTCCCCCGATGGTGACGAATCCCATGTAGCGGTTGATGCTTCACCGGTTATTGTTTGACTTTGGCTCACTACCGCTGATGCGAGGCTATAATCCTTATAAATACTCATAACAACACTCATCGTATTGTCAGCCAACATGACTGTACGAGTCTTACCCCACCGTTTAGCAAAAGTCGGCCTGTTACCACCAAACCAACCGGTCTGATAGTGGGAGTAGATCTCTTCAGCACTCCCAGACGGGTCATACAAGTCAACGTCCGTGTCCTGATTGACCTTCGCCACGCGGGTAAACGCCGCCGTGCCATCCCATTCAGACGTGGCAGCCAACCCGAAATGCTGTGCCCCCGTCGGCCTGTACGCCAACAAGGACCGGGCGTTAACGTCATACCGGGTCCACGCCCCAGCGGGACCCAACGACGGGTCCCAAACAAACATGTTGCGCCGGTCACTCTGCGCGGCACCAGCCACGCTCTCACCCGACGTGTAATCAACCGAAACCCACAGCCGCTCGTCAAACCACATCAAAGAAGGCGCATAGTCGAAAGATATGGACGTATCATCAATTTTCGGCTTGATCCGTTCAAACGCCCACGCCAAATCGTCATACGTCAACAGGTACACGCCGTCCTCCGCGTACCAGAAGAACACCCCGGAGGTGGTCGCAACCGGTTGGCTACCGTCCCGGCACCCTGCGGTGCGCGTAAGGTTGCGCACCTCGAACGAATCGCGGCCAAAACCATAAATTGCGTACACGCTGTTCTGTTTGAACACCAGCAGCCTGTCCCCGTCGGGCAGGATCGCTGTTATAAAGTCGCCGTCTTCACCAATATCAATGTCGATGTAGTCGGTCGCTGTCCAGTTCTCCGCATCGTTGACCTTGGAGAACCTCACCCGGTTCTTGTAGTAAGTGCCTGATTCCAACGTGTACGCCACCCACACGAACTGCCCCCATGTTGTCGTGTACCGGGCGCACGGGAAATGCCCGTCAGTGCCGTCAATGTCGGGTGTCAACCGGTCAGCGTTCCCCGTCCCAGACCATTTCACCGCAGCGTAGGAAGTGTCGAACAGGGCTGCGTTAACAATGTACGTGTAGTCGTTGAATGTCACCGCACGGGGCGGAATCTCCCCCGTCATCGTGATATTCCCCGCAGAAGAAGCGATTTGCGTGAAGTTGCCAGTAGTGGCATACCACAAAGTCGAGTTGGCGCTGGCAGTAACTGCGGCCAGAATCTGATTGTACGAAGCGGACGAATGGGCAAACAGGCTGCGAATGTGACCCGTCAAAGCCGTAGTGTTTATGGCAGTAACACCGTTGCGGCGCGAAACGCCGCCTCTAGGGTCAACGTCCACGTTCAACAAGTCGGGTGATTCGTTTTCCCCTAAGTTGAACTGGTCGGCGCGGACGTTCAAACCGCCCGTAAAGTCGGCCTGCTCCTGATACCGGTATGGTTCCTCGTAACGACTACCACCAGCGTTGGTCGGCACCCGGATCGCTAATGCCACCGGCTACTCCCACGAATAACGTAGACGGTTGGGCATAATCGACTGTGACCGCCAACGCGAAGCGTTGACAGAGTTCAGCCTCAAAGGCTGCGGGGCCGGAGTGTCCTCAAACCGTGCCCGCAGATTATCCAACTCTCCTTGGAACAACGAGAAATACTGGTTGCCCATCCCAGCGTCTTCCTGCTGCTGGTAGGAACGGTAAATGGCGTACAGCGACAGCACATTGTCGAACGGGTCCGGCCAATCCGGGGTGTCAGTATCCGCGATACCAGTGCGGTACACGGCGTTCGCTCCCGCGAACTCTATGGCGTTCCGGTAGCCGCGCACATAAATAGTTTCCACACTGCCCGGTGTTGGGAACAAGCGGATTGTGACCGCACTGTCCTGACCGCCCCACACCGACCAGTAATACGGGGTGCTGCTATTATCAGAATTGAGCGGATAAATAATGTCAGTGTCGTCGTAACCCAGAAATGAGAGTACGTGCCTGTCAGTTTTCAGTGACGCTATTTCACGCATCCCCGGCGTTTTGGGCGCTGAACTGCCCGAAAATTCAACACCGTCGTGGGTTAGTTTCACACCAGTCGTAGCGTTACCGCCTATGTCGGCCAGCGTGTAGTCCTTCTGCGACGCAACAGTGTCGAATGTGACCGCTGTTTCGTAGAACGGCCAACGCTTCTCCGAGTAGACAACCGCATCGTAGCCTTCACGGATAAACACGTTCATCGTGCTATCGGTAATATCAGTAGAATCTATGTCAACTACGTTCCGCACGTAGTCGCGCATCGCACTTAGTTGCAACACAGCCCCCTATTCGTCGTCAAGTTCAGGGGCGGTTTCCTCAGATGGTGTTACCACGGGAGGACCATGGGTGGGGGTGGGGTTAACGCGATGGATACGCCGGTCAGGTCGAATGACGTGACCTTCAGGGTTGAGCGTCTTATAGTTACCCGCAGGTTCATTTGCGGGGCGCTGCCCCTGTTTATATGCGTTTGCGAAACCCCTTGCCATGATGCCTCCCGTGGCAACGAACTGTTAACTATGCAGGCGTAATGCCGTACATGTAGCCCTGACGGGCACGGTTGCTCGTTGTCAACTCGCCGTAGCAGAGCAACTGCGAGAACACCGCATCCTGATTGGTTGGACGCACGAACGGCGTTGGCTTGAACCAAACGTCGCTATGGGCAACCAACTGGAGGTACTTGGTGTTAAGGAAGTAAAACTTGCCTTCACCAGCCAAGGTACCATCAAAGGTAACCGGGCAGCCCTTGAACAAAAGGTTCTGGAAGCCACCGTCGGCCATATCGGTATCCGTGTAACGGATCTGGTCATCCAGCAGCGCCTCGTAGGCTTCATACTGGTTCTGACCTGTAATGGCAATGGTCGGCTGGTCGTTGCCAACCGAGCAGTTGTTGTACAAGGTCGCCATAGAGGCGATGTCGATTGCGGCGGATTCCTGATCGGTTACCGCCGACCTCCACCACGAGTTGTCCGAATCGGTGGCATCAATGCCGCCGGGGGAACCCGTGGAACCAACTAGGGCGCTTAGCCCCAACCAGTCCTTGCCACCGTTGCCGGTGCCGTTGCCGAAGAACATGGTGTTCATGTTCTCAATGATTGTTTCCTGCGTCTGGAAAATCTTGCCTTCCAGAAGATCAATGATCTGAGCCTCGCCGTTGTTCTGCGCTTCCTCGATACCGTTGATCGTCACAGTAGCCGCATACTGCTTCCAGTCGTACTCAGCAGCAGAAATGCCTGTCTGAGCCGTCGTAAGAATCGTGTCCGTACCGGAGTACGAACCTGCGGTTGAATTGGTCCCGTAAATCACGGGGACGACGATGCTCTGTCCACCCGACACACGCCGAATAGTCTGACCATTCGTCAACGCGTAGAACAATGGTCGTGCGCTGAAAATGTTGTCAGTCAGTTTCGGGATGTAGTTTTTTAGGGTGGTGGAGAGAATCTCGTCAAATGCTGAGTTGCCTGCAGCCATAATCTCACCTCACTCTGTTGTTACGAGGAGAGGTCCCGTTTCGCAGTCTCAAAAGCCTCACGAATACTCATGGGCTGTGGTGCTGCTGTCCTTGAGGAACCAGCCTGCTTTGAACCTGATGGTTCAACCACGCTGGCGTCACGCTTGGCTTCTAAACGACTCTGTTCCTGTTCCAATTTCTCTGCCTTGGTCGCAACATCGTTATACCGCATGTGTGTAATAGCGGCCTCCAAGTTGCCTATTTTGTTTCGCAGAGCGTGTTGAAACAGTTCCTTCTCGTTAAAGTCCCCGTACTTGCCCTTAAGGTGGGAAACCTGCTTCTCTAATGCCTGTTTCTTATGTAAACGGTCGTAGCCTTGGACACGGCCCTCTAGTTCGGTGAGCCGCTTGGTGGTCTCATCATCTGGCGCTTCCCACATGGAACCTGAAGTTTCATCGTTGTCCCGTGGGGCGTCAGATACTCCAAACGCTTCACCAAGGGCTTTCAACGTCCCCTCTGGATCTGACTCCAAAGACGACACTATTGCCTCGGCTTGCTCTAACCGTTGTCTTTCGGAAGCCAACTCCTGCGTCTTACGGGTGTAATCCGACTGTCGTTGGTATCCGTCCCGAAGTTCGTCCAGACTGACCTGCTCCTCTGCGCCGTCCACCTTGACGGTGTACGACTCCCCGGCAGGTTCCTGTTGAACCTCAACTGAAGAATCTGGGCTGTCCGCAACAGCGGTTCCCGCAACGTCTTCTGCCATTATTCTGTTTTCTCCTTCGGAGTCCTAAGGGTTGCTCCTATAAGACAGTAGTAAACTGTCCCACTACTGATTACCAACTTGGGGCCTGAAATTCAGCCCCATCTGGTTTTGGAGTTGTTTCATCAACTCCGGCGGTACCGGTGGCCCCTGAGGACCAGCCATTGGTACCCCACCCGGCAGTCCCTGCGGGGCACCCTCGCCTTCGGCGGGGGCACCCGGTGGGGGTTGCTGCTGTAGGATGAACTTGTCCGGGTCCTTGACCGCGAACGCGTTTTGTAGCACGTAACGGGCCAACGCTGCCGGATCGACAACCGTTCCGATCAGCGGCCCCATGGCTTGCATGAGTTCCACTGCCTGCCTTTTACGCACTGTGTCATTAATCGGCTGGGTTGAACCAGCCTCCACACTGAAATCAAACTCGCCCACAATGTCGTCGCGGGTGTACGTGATGAACATGTCTTCCGGGCCTCGGGTCGATACCCGCGCCATGTGCTCCCCGGTCATAAACTGTTGCATGACCTGCACTACCCGTCGCGCCACATGCGCTATGGAAAGTTCCACGATAGCCAACTTCTCAGCAACCCGCGAGTTGCCAGCATCAGCAATAATGCTCGCCTCCGTGGCAGTACGCCGGATCTCCGGCATCTGACCCCGCGCGTACTCCGAAACGCCACTGACCGTGTTGATGTCCTCCTCGATGATTGCCGAGAAGTTGTAAACATCGGCAGACAACGGGGTTTGCGGCATTGGGATAACAACCTCACCCAACGGCTTGTTCTCATCCACGACCGGCACCAACCGGCCATCCTCATCGGATTCCAGAGCCTCACGGCCCTCAGGTCCAAATGACCGTTCATGGAACAAGTATTTGCGAGCGTACCGTTTCCGGGCGTTCACCAACTGGGAACGGGTCTTGTCCAACTCCAACTGTAACGACTCGATGCTTTCCAAGTCACCCATCGGATAAAAATAGTCGGGCACATCATAGTTGCGCATCATCACAAACGGCTGCCCGTACGCGTACGGCATCGGGGTCGGATCGACCAGAAACTCGTCCCCGGATTGGGGTACAACCGACATCGTGTTGTTGGCAACGTCGTAGAACTCGAAGACAACAGTGCGTTCTTCGTTTATCAGGTACTGTTCCTGTTCTTGCCGGTCGGTGGGCGCGAACATGGGGTTCAGCAGAGAATCGGCGCTCAGGTTTCTGCGAGCCGACGCCTTGTACCGTTTGTCTTTCTTCGCTTCCTCCAAGGGGCGTACGATCCGTTGCGCCACCCACTGGGCGTCCTCCATGCAGGTCGCTTCCGGGTCGATGTACACGTCGAAGGGTGATACTCGTTCCACGAAAGGCTGATCTTCGACAATCATCGTGGCGGTTGTTGGAATGTCGGCTTCTAACCGTTGGTTGTCGGGGAGGTCCCCGGCGATAAACGGGTCTTCCTCGGCAAGGAGATCCATTTCCGTCATCGCCGTTTCGAGCATCTCTTCCCGCTCAACGTCGCCTAGGGTGCGTTCCTGCTCAACGAACTTCCAACCCACCTTTATCCAACCGTGGCCGAAAATGAGGAAATCCTTAACGGCACGTTGAAACGGCTTGCGGAAGTCGTGGTGCCGCCACAAATAGTTGATGACAGCCTCCACGAACGTCGCACGGTCCTGATTTTCCTCCTTGTTGGGAGAAACCACGACCTTCGGGTAATTCACAGACACCGAAGGTGCGATCACGTTCACCGTGCTGAAAGCCAAATTGACCGCTACCAGATCCTCGTTGACAGTGGTGCGCGGCCAGTGTTTCCCCCGGTACAAGTCGTTCATGCGACGCCACAGGCTGTCGTAGCCCATTTCGTCACGCCAACGGGCAGCGCCCTCCAACTTGCGTTGGATTATCTCATACTTTTCGGCGCGGGATTTACGAGGCACTAGAAGTACGCCTTGTCTGGTAAGCGTTCTATGTTGCGTCCCTGCGAGAGGGCTTCCCTTTCGGCTTTGCGGCCACGCTCGTTGCGTGTCAAATGCTGGTCATCAGGCGGCAATTTGGAGCGGTAACCACGACCAGTGTTCACCATCAAACCCAACAGATGCCCGCGTCGGGTCCACAACTCGTCAATTTCGCCGTCAGGAACATCCCCGCGAACCTCTATGATGTAATCACAGAAGTCTTCGTAGGATGCCTCCCGTGGGAGGATAGCCACAGTTAGACCGTGGTGCCGCGATTGGTTTTAAGAGGGTGGTTCCAAGTGCCCCCCGAAGTGGGCCGCTTCGTGTGCGGAGCCGCATTGTGACCCTTCAGGTTCGGTTGCGGCTGTGCCGGTTCAACCTTACCGGTGGGACCATGCTGGTTCAGCGGGGTTTCGCGCACAGAAACCTCCCCGTAACCACCGTGCTGGTTGGCGTACGGAGAAGACGACATGCGTTGTGTCGGAGCGTTCGGGATCGCAGGCTTCCAAATGGGGTTAGCGACAACAGAGTCGCCGCGTTCCATCCTGTCGTTCTGGCCCTTACGACCATCCACTGTTTCGGTGCCGTTTGTATGCGACACAAAGTTCCTTGCCAAGGCATTACCTCCAATAGAGTCTCTAAAGACTACGGTTAGACTGTCCCACGCACCGTGTGGGAACCGATGCGCAAATCCGGGTTTTCTTCTGGTTTGACCATCCGAGCGAACCAATCGACCGTCCAATAATCGTCCATTTTGGGCGCAAACTCGGGCATAAACGCGTATTGGCGCATCTGATTAGCCAAAGCGATAGCCATTACCCGGTCATCGTGGGGTGAACCGCCCATCGAACCCCGGTCACTCCGAACGTACGTCCTCAACTCGGCCAGCGTGTACCGGTCGTGGATCGTCAACTCCCCGGCCCGTAACGCCATTCCCAGATCGTCAATCAGCAACGGTTTTGTTGTCCTAGTGGTTTTCCACCCGAATTCCTGCGAAACCTTAGTGGTGGAACGGTTCAGAGTACGCTTCCGGAACAAGTTCGGGTGCCCCAAATGCCGCAACTGGACGATAGTTGTCAAACCATGGTTGTTGGACTCCACGCACGTCAACGCATCGTTGTACCACAACGCCAACATGTGGACTTCATGGGCCAGCGTGTCGGGCGGAATGTGACCGTGCCAGCAGGCGACCTGCTCACCGGAACGGACCTCCAACACTTGAGTACACGAGTAGTCGCCGTGCGCCAAACCCTCAGCAGTATCAACCCCCATACAATATGCCGTACGAGGCTTAGGTTCACGCCAAACTGTGAGCATCTTTACGCCACTCCACCGTGTTCTTATAAGGTTCCCACAAATACCCGGCCTGACCCGGCTCAACCATAGCGTTCATTTCTTCCAACACGTCCAAGTCGAACACCGGGTTACCCGACTTGATGAACGCCTCCTCGGGCGTCGTCGGATACTCCTGAGCCAACTGCCATGACAGCATCGACTCCTGCTTCGACTGATACCACGTTTCGTCCCGGTCCTCCGTGGCCGACCAAGGGAAGAACATTGGCTCAAACCGGTTAGAACCAGTC